GGTCAGGCGGTGCTGTCCGTCGTGCCACCCGTTCCAGTCACCGATCACATCGACCCGTTCGGCGTTGGGTGCCCAGACCGCGAAGTGCACCCCCTCGCGGCCAAGGCCGCGCGAGAGGGGGCACAGCCTCCTCTGGTGGATTCCAACCCACCAACCCGGTCTGTTTTACCAGACCGGACCCAACGACCGCTTTAGCTTGACGGCGGTCGGACGTCCGCTACGCGTGAGGTGCTGGGGATCCTGGTTACCCGGGTTCACCAAACACTTCAGCATGGCAGCAGAGCCATCGATCTCGTTTTCCGGGATCAAGGCCTGTACTACGTACCCCCTCGCAAGGGGCACGTGGTAATCAGGGCACCAGGCATGGCCATCAGGCCACGCACTAGTATCCAGTCTGCCTAGCAAAGGAGATGACTCCTCGACAACGGGGAACCTGCCCTTTAGTATCAGGGTCAGGGCCTCGTCATAGAGGGCTACGACTCTCGACAACCCATCCTTGTAGAACAGGTTGCGAGTAGCCACAGCTGAGGCCACTTCTTTCGCGTCGCGCAGTGAGGACGGAAAACTGAATCGGACCTTCGTCACAGAGACGTCGAATCCGGCCCAGTACTCCTTCCCACAAGACTCTCTGAACAAGCCAGTCCAGAAAGACTTGTGTCGATTGACCTTAAAGCCGAAGGCTTCAAGGCACTCGATCACTGTTTCAGCCGCTACGGAGGGACAGATAATGTCATCCCCGTAGACACGCACCTCGTCCTGGAGCCTTGTAAGGCTCTTTCCGGACATGGGCACAGACACTGCACGATGCACACCGACCAAAGTCACCGCCGCGAAGACGATGGCCTCAATCGGGAATGTAAGTGCAGACCCCATCGAAGCGAACTTGAGAAGAGGGATTACCTCTCCATCAGGTAGCTTGGCTCGGGTCGACCGACAAGCCTGGACCGCCTCATTCAGATGCGGCCAAGGCTCAAGGATGGCCTCGACGAGCCAATTGGGGACGCGATCACTAGCTTCGCTCAAATCGAGCGTCGCAAGTGTTCCTTCGTCACTAGCAAAGTGGGCCATCGCCTGATTAGGGCGCTGGTCCTCGAAGCCGACGAAAGAAGACGCGATCGGGTGAGACTCGATCGCGTCCACGAGTGGTTGCTTGAGAGCCTGCTGCGCATATTGCATCGCAGTAGGCTCCGCCGCAATAATTCGTGGCGTCACCTGTGTCTTCGGGACGAGAATCACCCGGGTAGGGATCTCCTCATCCTGGGGCAGGAGCCTCACGGCGTTATCCCGCGTTGCCAAAATAGAGTGCTGGGCGAACTCCCTATAAGGGAACATTCGCTCCATACGCTCTGGCCACGTAGGAAAGGTCCACTTCTGGTTTCCGCGAAGGCGGTCAGCAGTGGCGCCGGGCCCGTGCTTGGGAGTTAACTCGTTATAGGCGATCTGACGATCGACCTCTGCGAGCGCGTCCCCGAACACGAGCATGACTGTCCTCGACACGTCCCGCAAGAGTCGTCCTCCGAAGAGGGGGGACTCGAGCGGGTCGGTCATAAAGGGCGGTCCAGCTCCTGGTCAACCTCGATGTACTGTCGGATTGCTGCGCGTTGCGCCGCAAGCGGCGCCATGCTCTTTTCCTTGGAAAAGAGCGCGCACAGCTGCCTCACGGCAAAGACAGCCTCGGCCATCTCCGCCATGCCGGCCCCCTGAGGGGGGTAGCACAGCGGGATGTCGATGCCCGGCCGGTCCGGAAGATAGAACTCCCGGTTCGGCATGGATACATCAAGGTGCTTGAACAGCTTCTCAGTGAAGCCCCCGAGAAACTCGGGGACGCCCCAGCGCGCTCTCCTAGGGAGGAAAACGTCAGACCGCCCAGGTTCGGAAACCTGGACAGTGATGACCCTCCTGCGGAAGCCACGAAAGGCGTCGTGACTGAGACGTTCCTCGGCGAGAGCTCTTTCGAACTCCTTGCCAAAGGACGGAAGAGTGACGGTAAGAAAACCGTCACCTTCAGCTGCGACACGACGACGCAAGGTTTCAGCGTCGTCATGGGTGCTGACTGAGCACATGTCCCCGAGATCCTCGAGGACACTCAGCCAGATCTCACTTCGGCTTTTCACTTCAGGCCACCTCCTAAGGTGGTTCACGAAGGTCCTAGCCACGTTCAACATGAACCACCGACCCGGGGGAGATTACTCCCCCCCGAGTCGGCTTCGCTCACGACTCGCCGGCCAGCACCTTATCGGTGTTGGTCGACGTACCGAGCCAGTCGGTGAGCGCCTTGACGATCTGCTTCTGCTCAGTGAGCGAGTAGCCGATCTCAGGCGCATCGACGACGAGGTACGTGCTCATCGAGTACGCGCGGCTAACCCCATCAAGAAGGGGGTCGGCAGCGGTCTTCTTTGAGTCGAGCCGGATCGTGTGTCGGTTCCGCTTCCCCACCACATGAGTGATGGAGAGTGCGAGACCGTCCGCGGAGCTCTCGTAGAGAGCCTTGCGATCGCCGACGGAGACCCTGGAGAGGGACTTCGAAACGGCGTTGACGACAACGGCGAGCGGTTCTGCGAACATGGCGTGTGACTTTCTGACTGAAGGTACGCTCAGTATGAGCGCACCTGTTGCACCCCCCGCCCAGATGGATGGGGGGGTACTGCGACGGGCCGA